AGCTGCTCTTTTTTGAGGGGGATCCCTGCGAAACCACCTACGCCGATCGATCGGGGAAATACCAGTGCCAGCCTGAGCGGGTGGTGGGGGCAAGGGTATGACCAACCCAACCCCAGCCCGTGGCCGGTTCGTCGTCCTGGAGGGGATCGACGGATGCGGCAAGACCACGCAGATCGAGGCCTTGCAGCAATGGCTGCCCAGCAGCGGCCTGCTACCCCCTGGCGCCCGCGTGGTTGTGAGTCGTGAGCCTGGGGGAACCGCCCTGGGGCAGGCCCTGCGGGAGCTGCTGCTGCACACTCCTGGGGAAGCGGCCCCGGTGCCCCGTGCAGAGCTGCTGCTCTATGCAGCCGACCGGGCCCAGCATGTTGAGACGGTCCTGCGGCCGGCGTTGGAGCGAGGGGACTGGGTGCTGTGCGATCGGTTCACTGGATCAACCGCCGCATACCAGGGCCATGGCAGGGGATGGCCCGTGGCCTTGCTTTACATGCTGAAAGCGCTGACCACAGGCGATCTGCAGGCCGATCTCACCCTCTGGCTGGATGTGCCCCTGGCCGAGTCCCGCCGCCGCCGTGGTGGCCAATTGGCCGACCGACTTGAGGGAGAGGGGGTGGCGTTTCTCGCGCGTGTAGCTGATGGATTTGAACGCCTTGCCGACATACATGACTGGGTCCGCATTGATGCAGACAAGTCTGTGGCTGCTGTGAAGGAGGCTTGTTGCCACGCCATGGTCCGCCAGTTTGGGGGGCAGGTATGAATGAGCTGGCACTTTTCGCAGGTCATGGAGGCGGAATTCTCGGCGGTCTGCTGTTGGGATGGCGAACCGTCTGCGCCGTCGAAATTGACGAAGCAGCCAGACAGCGACTCATCGCCCGCCAAGACGACGGCACGCTGCAACCCTTCCCCGTCTGGGACGACGTTTCCACCTTTGACGGCAAGCCCTGGGCTGGCCTTGTGGATGTCGTCTCTGGTGGCTTCCCGTGCCAAGACATCAGCGTTGCCGGAAAGGGGGCAGGGATTACCGGCGAGCGATCAGGGCTTTGGCGTGAATTTGCTCGGATCGTTTGCGAGGTTCGACCCCGCTACGTCCTCGTGGAAAACTCCCCAGCTCTTGTTGCTCGGGGGCTCGGAACCGTTCTCGGAGACTTGGCCCAGATGGGGTTTGATGCGCGATGGGGTGTGTTCGGAGCAGATGAAGCCGCCCTCGCGACTCATTGCGGTGAGATCCCGCTCATCCACAACCGCGATCGAATCTGGATCGTGGGTTTCCAGCAGGGCACCAACCCCGACAGTTTGCGGGAACTACAACAGGAAAGGCGCCAGCCCGACCAGTGGAGACGGGCTGGCGACGTGGGTAAAACAACGACTGCCGACGCCCACAGTCAACGACAGCAAGAACAACGGCGGGGCGTCACAGATGAAGCGCGATACCATTCCACTAAACGCAATGGTTGGTGGTCCGCTGAACCCGACGTGGGTCGAGTGGCTCATGGGGTGGCCGATCGGGTGGACCGACTTAGAGGGCTTGGAAACGGGCAGGTTCCGGCAGTGGTTGCGCTTGCATGGGAGACGTTGACCACCCAACCCGACCTATTTGCTTCAGCGGGGCCGGTGGCATGACCCTTGACATGGTGCGCACCGTCCTAGCTCGCCGCCCATGGGTGTCTGCAAACACCCTGCTTGACTGCCTGGAGCTGGCCGAATGGCTGGGGCCACGCATCCGCGCAGGACTGACGCCATTGGTAACCACGGCAGAACTGCAGGCCCGCTGGAACTGCAGCCAACCAACCGTCAGCCGCCGCGTTTCGGCGCTGATAAGGCACGGCCTGATTGACGCCACAACTCATGCAGGTCGTGGCGCCTACTGGGAAGTGCATCGCGTGGGGCCGGTGGCGTGATCAGACATTCCCGCCACCCTCGCCCGGATCCGTGACGACCTCCATGGTGGGCAGGTTGAGCTATTTGATGACACCACCACCCGGGAGATCGGCGTGGCCGCTGGCTACGGGGCAGGGAAGACCCTTGGTGCCTGCGCCAAGGCGTTTCAGCTTGCTGTGCTCAACCAGGGCTTCATCGGCTGCGTGTTGGAGCCCACGGGGCCGATGTTGCGGGACATCTGGATCAGGAAGTTTGACGACTTCCTAGATCATTACGGCATCCCCTACACCTTCCGCGCCACACCCCTGCCCGAGCACGTCCTCCACCTGCCCGAAGGTGATACGCCCGTAGTTGCCCGAAGCTTTGAGAACTACAAACGCATCGTCGGTCCTGACTGGGCATGGGCGCTGATTGACGAGGTTGACACCGTGCAGGAGTACATCGCCGCGCGGTGCTACGAAAAAATCCTTGGCCGGATCCGGGTCGCTCAGGTCAGCGCACGCAAGACAACCCGCACCTGCCCGAAGCCTATCTCGACAACCTGCGCACCCGCTACACCGGGCCAATGCTTGTGGCCTACATGGATGGCATCTACGTCAACCTGAAGACTGGTCAGGTATACGACCGGTTCAGTCGTGATCATCACGTCAAGCCACTGCCCGATGGGCTGCGGGACACCGATCAGATCCCGGTTGGCATTGACTTCAACGTGGGCAATATGTCGGCCGTCATGCTGGTAGTGCGTGGCCGGATTGTTCATGCCTTCGCCGAGATCATGGGCGCCCATGACACCGACGACATGTGCCGAAAGATCCGCGAGCGGTTCCCTGAACGTGCGATCTGGGCCTATCCCGATGCCAGCGGCGCCAACCGCAGCACCAACGCCAGCCTCTCGGACATCGGGATCCTGAAGTCCTACGGCTTCATCAACTACGCACCTGACGCCAATCCCCCGGTGCGCGATCGGGTCAACGTGGTGCAAGCTCTGCTGTTGAATGCCAAAGGCGAGACGCGGTTCTATGTCACCGAAGACTGCCCACGGCTGATCGAGGCACTAGAGCGCCAGGGATACAACGAACAAGGCGAACCGGACAAGAAGACCGGTTACGACCACCCCAATGATGCCGTCGGCTATCCTCTTCACAGCCTGTATGCCGCTGAGCTGGGATACGGTCCTGGTGGCCCCATGCGGATCACCACCGCCACCTACGGCCATGGCGCCGCCACCCCGCCACCACGGGAGCCGGTGCCCCGGAGATGATCCCGATTGTTAATATTCAATATGAAGGGGCAAGGCCTCACGGCATGACCAAGAGCAAGCTGTGGGAATACCAGATGGCTTGCCCTGTGCTCAGCGAGGATGACGCCGGTCATATCTTGTTACCCTTCGAAGCGCTGGACGTTTTTCGCAAGGATCAAAGTGCTCGCCTGGCCGCCCTTGAGCAGAAACGGCAAGCACCTGAGAGAGAAGAGGCAGTGAGGAAAGCGTCGCAACAATATGCCTTCAGACCGCTTGATCAGCCATCACCGGCCATTGGCGATGCTTTTGAGCACTTAGACCAATCAGGTTTATGAACCCTGCCCCAAGTCATGACCAACTACCAACCCACCACCCCCCCCGAACCTATGAACAACCCTGAATCAATGGAAACCAAAGCGGCCATGACCGAAGAACTGAAGATTGAATTTGAAAAGCTACGAAACCAAAACCAGAGTTTTAGGATTTGCTTCTACCTTCAAGCCCTCACAATCCTGATATTGACACTTGATCCCCTTCTGCAGTAATGACCACCAACCCGCAACCGCAAACCACCGATGGCAACCATGAAGCTTCCCAGGGCATTGCTATCCCAACTGATCGGCAAGCCGGTGGCGGGGACGTGGCGCCTTCGCCAGTCATCGCAGGGGAGTCACCTGGAGTTGTTCAGGTTCGGGGGGAGCTGGACGCCACCATCGCCGGAAGTGAAGATCCACCTGACGCCAAGCCACGTCGTGCTACTCGATCGCGGCGAGCTGTTCGTGCAGGAGAGCCCCTAGAACAGCCAGTCAAGCCTGGAAGCCCCCCCCGTACCGAGCTATCCGAGCGGTTGATCACTGAAAACCAAGGCCTTGCCCGCGCTGCCGCCAACAAGTGGGCAAGGCTTTGCGGTCGGCCTTATGACGACTTCATTGGCCCCGCGTTGTTGGGGCTTGTCAATGGCTGCCGACGCTACGACCCCACCCGCATCAACCCTGGCACTGGTCGCCCATATGCTCTTTCTACCTGCGTCTGCCAATACATCGAAGGGGAGATCAAGCACCACATCCGTGACCACGGCTATGACGTGAAAATGCCTAGCAAGTGGCGCGAGCACTACCCCAAGGTGCGCAGGCTCGTAGGCGAAGGCCTGGCCCTGACCCAGATCGTAGAGGCCATCCCCGCTTTTACCGAGTCCGAGATCACCGAGATGATGGGCGCCATGGTCGGCACCATTGAGCTGGATGATGAGATCACCCTGATCAGCGATCACCAGCCCGATGCCGTTGACGAGGGTGTCGCAGCGGCATTGTTCCGCCTGACTGAACAAGCATTCAACAACCTGCGACCCGCTGACCGTGGCCTACTGGAGCGATGGGCCGCCGATCCATTCAAGCGGAGCTACCCATCGGGGCCGATCATTCAGTTTCACAACCGCCTGAAGGCCCAGCTGCGCGGCAAGACCCTGCAGCAGTTCCGCCAGGGGATGCTTGGCGTTGACGTGGTTGCCACACCCCCAGCACCCAAGGCACGCAGCCCACGCCAGCCCCGGCCCGCAGTTTCCCCAGCTGTCCAGCCATCGCTGTTTGGCCGCAATCAGCGCAAGCCACACCCTAGGGCGGTAAAGCTATAGCCAGGCCGGAAAGCTCCGATATCAGGCGAATAATGGGCGCTGGTGAAGTCGAGTCATCCTGGAACTGACCCCAAGCTGCCATCGTTTCAGCATCCGACGCTGAAGGATCACCGTGACGACCTGGAGCGTGCCTATGACGCTTGGCATTGCCTCAAGGGTAATGGTGATGATGTCAAGCGCAAATACCTACCACCCGAGCCAGCCGAACCAGCCGAAGCCTATCAGGGCAGGCTGGGCCGTGCTGTGTTCCCCGATTTTTTCAGGGCTGGTTTGGAAGGGTTTGCTGGGGTGCTGTCACGCTCCGAGCTGAAAGATCCGCCGCCAACATTTGAGGCGAACAAGGACAACGTAGACCTAGAGGGCAATTCTCTGCAGGCGTTCTGGCTCACCGTGGATCCCCTGTGCCTGCGCGATGGCGCCGTCCCGATCATCGTGGAGATGCCAGATGGCCAGCCCACTGATGGGGCCAGTGAAGCGGCGGCAAGGCGGCGCCCCTACCTGGTCAGCCGCACCCGTGCCACCTGCCTCAACTGGCGGACCGCTGTAGTGGGTTCGGTTGAGGTGGTGACCCGTTGCACTTTCTTGGAATGGGCGGAAGTTGACAGCGACGATGGTGATTTTGGGGTGACGTATGAGGAGCGCTACCGGGTGCTCGAGCCAGGGAAGTGGACGCTCTACCGGCTGGTGAAACGTGCTGACGGTTCGATGGTGATGCAGGAGGTAAGCAATGGGCAGTACCTCGACTCAAACCAAAAACCACTGACCATCTGCCCAGTGGTTTGGTACTCGGCCGAGAAGGCTGGCTTCGGCCAAGGTGCGCTCCCCCTGCGGCAGGTGGTGGAGAGGTGCTTCCAGTTTTTCCACAAGTCAAGCGATCTGGAAGAGAAAACCCACAAGTGCGCCATGCCGGTGCCGGTCAGAGAAGGGTTTCCCCCTCCGCAACCAGGGCAACCCCAGGCACAGCTTGTGATCGGGCCAAACAGCTTTATCGATGTCCCAACGGGAGGGAAGTTCTACTGGTCCGAACCTGCGGCTACCTCACTGGCTGAGCAGCGGGCTCAAGTCGCCGAAGTAAAAGAGCTGATTGATCAGCAGTTGTTGGGTTTCCTGACGGGTGAGAGCAAGATCGCCAAGACCGCCACCCAGTCGCAGCTTGAAGGCGGCCGAACCCAGGTGAGCATAAGGGCGATGAGTGAACGCAAGAAGTCGGTCATGCAGAGCATCCTTGCGATCTGGTGCCTCTACACCGAACGCATTTGCTCCCCCGGTGGATGCGCAACGGGCGGACGCATTGCAGCGGCTGGCTGGTGGTGTTGAGCTGATCAGCCAGGAGAGCGGCGTAGCGGAGCTGATCCGTGGTGGCTTTAACCGGTCCACAACCAGCGTGGCCGATGAGCTGGAAAGGATCAACCGGGAGCGCCCGATGCTGGGGGCACCGACGCCGGAGCGGGACGACCTGACCACGCCACTGGGTGAGGAGCTACCGGGCGAGGATGAAGACTAAGGGATTGTGACGGATTGCGAAGTGTGCGGGCTGGTTGCTGCTGACCCGTAACGGACCGGCTACATTATGAGGACAGGCAAGGGAAACCGAGCCGCCACCGCCACCTCGCCAGCCGTGACCTCCACCCTTACTGCCGAAGAAGTCCTAGTCATCGCCGAGTCAAAAGCTGACCAAGCCAGCACCGCGTATGGTCGCCAGCAGGCTGCTGTGATTGGTGCCGTTTACATCACAGACTTGGCCGATTTCCGCCACGCTGTTCGTCATGCCGCTACTGGCGCGGTTGTGCATGTTGCTGGGTGCATGGCCCAGTTTGACCATTACACCTGTATTGGTGAATTGACCGATGGCGTCAGGCTCTACAGCCCCGCAGTCCAGCCTGGAATCGAAGCTGCCGAATGGGCCGCCATCGTTGACTGACCCCTGCGGCTCGCCGGGGCCTGGCGGCAACCACGCCTAGCCCATCACATCCCCGGTCACGCGGGGCTTTTTCATGCCCGGCCCACATTGCGACAATCTGTGAACTGTCACCCCTTCCGCCGCATATTGCGTAACGCACCGGCTACTATATGAAGACCGGGGGAGAGATCCACCGATCGCCAGCCGGCCATAGGCGTCAAACCGGGCCGAACCGCTCCCAGTAGTCCGGGGGCACCCAACCACCACCAGCCACCGATGACCGCCGCCACTCTGACCGCCACTGACGCGCTAACCGCCTCCGTTACCTGCCCCTTCTGCAGTGGCTCCGGCAAGCTGCCCCACTTCTCTCACGTCGCCAACGGCGACTGCTTCGCTTGTGGCGCATCTGGTGAGCTGCGCGACCTGACCGCTTTCATCGGCAGCAATTC